ATATTTGAAATTATGAAAAGAGGAATAATACTATTTTTTTCTTTTTTATTTTCTTGCTTGTTAAATGCTCAACTTTCCATTCAGCAAGATACTATAAGATATGTTATGGCAAATCTAAATTTGAGAGAGGCTCCTAATACAACCTCTGCTATTATTACTCAAATACCTAAAGGCACTCAAGTTACCATAGATGAAGACTGTGAATGTAAATGGATTCCGGTAAACTATAATGGATACATAGGATATGTTTCGACAAAATACCTTTCAAAAGAAAAAATTGAATGTACTACTACATACAATAACAGTACATCTATTAAATATTATACAAATTCAAAGGGAGAACGAGTACAATCTCCAACTTATTATAATTCCGCGCCTCCTGGAGCAACAGCTTTATGTAGAGATGGAACATATAGTTTTAGCAAAAGCCGTAGAGGAACATGCTCACATCATGGTGGAGTTGCAAAATGGCTAAAATAACAAATTAGACACACAAGATTATGATTGACTTTCTAACCATCATACTCCTAATATTCGGAGTATTACAAATTATTCTCTTCTTCAAAGTATGGGGAATGACAAACGACATCAAAGATATAAGGAACAAGTATCTCAAAGACGAGGATGAGAAACAAAGAAAAAACACAGAGCATGACGCTATAACCCAAATAAGTGGCGGTTCTAAACCAACAATATAAGCCGGGCATCATTTCCCGGCTTTTTCTTTTCCAAACACATAGTCAATCACTCTCCTATTGGCATCGTCCACCTTCTTCTGATCGAATTTGATATAGATACTAGTAACATCAGAACCAATCTCATGTCCTAAACCGGCAGATATAGTTTCTTTAGGTATATCAAGTTCCGCAGCCAATGTAGCCCATGAATGGCGCGCCCAATATGTGGACAGATCCGGAAATAACGGTTGGCGAACCTTCTTTCCTCCCAGCCCTTTACGCTCGAATGGCCCTATATTCTTCAGTGCCTTGTTTATCCGACTGATAAAATCTTTGTAATTAGAATACTCGTCCAAAACATTCAAGAGATATTGCCTTCCCTTATATCGATCAATTATACCCTGCGCTTCCGGTTCTATCTTCACTGAATACAATTTTCCAGTTTTTCGACGATGATATTCAATCCGCCCGTTGACTATGTTCTCCTCTTTCAGCAGAAGCATATCCCCTATATTTATGCCGATCAAATAAAACGACAGCATAAATAAGTCCCTGTATCTCTCCTCAAATTCCTCGCATGGATAGGCTTTCAGTACTCTAATCTGCTCGATGGTGAGAGAACGCTTTCGGGTTTCTTCTTTCTTTATCTTGAATTTCCTAAATGGATATAATGTGGTTATCTCTTCATCAATGGCATAGTTGAAAACAGCACGAATATTCCGAATATGAATAGCATAGGCATTTATCTTCATTCCGCTTCCACTCATCCAATTCTCGAATGACACAAGCCATTTTCTGTCCATAGTATCGAATGTACAATTAGGGTCAAAAGCCAGCAGTTTGTTTCGGGTAGTTTCATAAACAATCTTTGTGCCGGCATTATTCTTCAATGAAACAAATTCATCCAAATAATCAATGAATGACTTTTCACTCTTTTTCCTGCCGCTAATAATTTCTTCCAAGTGAGATTTCAGCATCTTATCGGTTATCACTTTAAGCTTTCCCATAGAATGCATGACAAGAAGTTCATTCTCTACAGCGGCAAAGATATTGCGCAATGCTGCATTTTTATATTTATAATTTGGTTCTTTCTTATTATAGCAACTTCCATCCCATGCTTCAATGGCAGAATCAAACCCCGTAGAAAGCAATAATTTGCTTTCATGCTGGATACGTAACTTAATAGGGTATTTATTGTTAGCCTTTGCCCTTCTTGTGTCAAGATAGAAATTAACGGTAGCCATAGTCATTTATTTACGGTGCAAACCGCTTAAATTTGCACCTGATTTGCACCGCAAATATAAGAAATAGCCCACAATAACCACCAATAACAACACGAATAATCAATTAACAAATAAAAAAAGTAGTTAGAAATAAATCTAACTACTTGATTTTCAATAGAGCGGCAAACGGGACTCGAACCCGCGACCCTCAGCTTGGGAAGGTTATGC